GCCTGGATGTCGGCCTGGGCCTGCTGGGCGGCCAGCATGTAGCGCTGGTCCGTGCTGTAGCTCTGCCACTGGGGATCGTTGCGAGCCATGCGGCGCAGCGTGCCAGCCATGCGGTCATCGATTGCCTTGGCTTGCGGATCTGTGAGAGCATTCCGCCCCTGTGCTGCGCGGGCCACATTCAGTTGTGCTCTGCATTTGGGATTCATCGAATGGACCTTTCGGCTTGGTTTGGGGTGTTGATCCTGCTGCTGGCGCTGGCGTTCATTCCGCTGTCTGCCTGGGCCGCGACCGGCTCGCTGTCACGCGCGTGGCAGGCGCTGCGGCAGTACCTGCTGATCATTGGCGCCTTCGTCCTCATCGGTGGCGGCGCTGGCGTCATTGCCGCAATCAGCGACCACGGCCTGGGCCCCATGTGGGCCGCCATCACCGGCCGTTGAGCAGCGCGCATTCCGCTGCGGCCTGCATCAGGTCGCCGTCCAGCTTCATATCGTCGGCCTCGGCCTTTACTGCTGCCAGCACATCGGCCAGGCGCATCGGCTTGTCCATGCCGTCGAGCTGCACCATCAGGTCGGGCATGTCCACCTCGAGCTGGGCCACCCGGGCCGCGGCGCCATCCTCTACCAATCGCCCCGCACCGGCGGCGGGTCCAGCTCCCGGGCCCTGATCGGCTCGCGCTTGTGCTGCTGGGCGGCCAGCGCCTGCTGCATCAGCTGCTTGCGGCTTGGCCGGGGCTGCTGGGGTCTCGCGTGCTGTGGGTGCTGCTGGTGCTGGTGCATCGGCTGGTCGCTCCATCTGGCGCGTGCGCTCGGCCAGCGCCCGCATGTGTGTTGTCATGTCCCGGTCAAAGCGTGCCAGCTTCGCCTCGGGGCCGAGCTGCTGCTCCAGAGCCGTGATGCGCTGGTCCAGCTCGCCCACGCGCTGGGTGGCCTGCTGGGCCTTGGCATTGGCCTCGATGCCCTGATTCAGCCGGGCCTGCCTGGCTTCGAAGTCCTGCAGCGCTCCGTCCAGCTGCTTGCGTGCATCCGACAGAGCGGCCTTGTAGCTGACCCCCTCGCGCTGCTGGATCTCCTTTGCCATGGCGCGCAGGCCTGCTTCGCTGGTGTCGGGGCGCTGCTGCTCCATCAGGCGCAGCTCGGCGCGGGCTTCACGGATGGAACCCGGCTCGGCCAGCGCAGCAGCATCGGGCAGCAGCTGGGCACGCTCGGCCTGCAGCACATCGATCTGGTCCAGCACGGCGCGGGCGGCGGTCAGATCTGGCGCGGCCAGGACATCGGTCACACGTACAGGCTCGCCGGCCGCGATCTGGTCGATTGCGCGGGCCAGGGCAGTCTCGTGCAGGTCGTAGGCCCGCCAGTCGTCAGCCCGGAATGGGGAAGACTCTCGGCGCTGCTCCAGCGCCAGCAGCGTGCGCGCCGCGTCGACGTGCTCATCTGCAGGTCGGCCTGCCATCGTCTCGCGCGCTGCGGCTGCCGTGGGCGTCTCGGGGCTCGGTACCGGGCCGGTGCGGAAGTCCTCGGCCGCCTTGGCTGCAGCTGCAGCCCGGTTCACGCGCAGTCCATGCACACCGAACGCCGCCGGCATCAGGGTGGACACAGCCAGGCCCACCGGGTCGAACGGGTCGTATTGCTCGGCCAGCTTGGAATAGTCGGCCGCCTGCAGGATCGAGCGCACGGCCTGCTGCTGGCCCATGAACGACAGCGGGCCACCGGTTGCCACCAGGGCGGCAGTCTCGGCGGTGGTGCGGCCGGCCATCGGCAGGGCCACGCTGAGGCCCGACACCGCACCGATGACAGCGCCGGCCTTGGTGCGGGTGGCCAGGTCGACGCCCTGCTGCTTCAGTTCATCGGCCGCTGCCATGCCCTCGTCCGCACCGGTCAGCACCGGGCCGATCACCGGGCCGCCGGCCGCGGTGTAGCCCACCGCCTTGGATGCGAACCGAGCGAAGTCGAACACCAGGCGCTCGGCCGTGTGCGCGCTTTCCGGATCCGGGCTGTAGCCCTTGGCCACCCCGCGCAGGAGGTCGCCGCCCTCGCTGCTGAAGTCCATGCCCTCGGTGCGCAGCTTCTGCGCTGCCTGGTCGGTCTGCTGGCGCTGCAGGTCGGTCATGTTGCCGAACAGGTCGCCGGTGTAGGTGGCGCCGCCCACCTGGCCGAAGGCACCTAGCACGTCGGCGAAGAAGCCACCAGACTGCGCCGCACCAGCAGCAACGCCGCGAGGTGCGGCGGTGGTGAGCTTCCAGGCGCTGAAAGCCGGGCCGGATGGCTTGGGCAGCGGCTTCGGGTTGGCGATCAGGTCCTGGGCGCCGCGCAGGTTGTCGGCCTGGAACAGGTCATCGAGCATAGGGAACCTCGATCACGATGGGCTGGTTCTTGGCGTTGGCAGCGACCGAGCCGCCGGCCTGCACCACATAGCGGCCACGGCCCACGGTGCGCAGCTGGGCGCCCGGCAGGCTGGTCAGGAACTGCGCCGCGTCCATGGCCTGGCCGCGCACGTAGACCTTGCCGTCCGGCAGCTGAGCGCCCAGCACGTCGGCCGGGTAGTTCTTGAGCCGCTGGTCCAGGTCCTGCCGCTCGACACCGGCCGGCAGCACGATCCGCTGGCCGTTGCGGTCCTCAATGGTGCCGCCCACCGCCAGGCGCAGCGCGCGGCGCACATCGTCTTCGCTGCCGCCGGCACCCTCGCTCACCATGCCGGCCAGGATGAAGCGCGCCGCCTCGCTGGTCATTTCCACTTGCTGCGGGTTGCTGAAGACGGCAGACGCTGCGGCATTGATGCGAGCGCCCCAGCCGTCCACCGGGGTCTTCTCTTCCTTGATGGTCTTGGCCTTCAGCGCCTCGGCGCCCTTCAGCACCAGCTCGGCGACAGGCCGGTCGAACGTCGTGCGCAGCGAACCCAACCCGAAGGCGATGGCCGTCGGCCGGTCGGTCTTATCCAGTTGCGCGGCCAGGGCCTGTGACTGCTGCGCCGGCAGGGTGGCGGCCAGCGTCTGGATAGCGGTTGCGCGCTGGTCGGCCGGCATTGTCTTGAGCATCTGGCCCAGCCCCTGCGCCTCCTGCTGCGTCAGCGGCGGTACCGGCCGGCCGGCCCAGGTCTGCACCCGCTCGGCCAGCACAGAGCGATCGCGCAGCTGCTCGACCAGTCCGCCCACACCGCCGGCCATGTTCAGCGGTGGCAGCGCCGTGATCACGCCGCGCTCCAGGCCGGCGCGCAGCGGATCCGCGCCCAGGTCGTGCTCGCTGCCGTTGAGCACCGTTTGCAGCTGCTGGCGACGCTTGTCGAGTTCCGGGGTGCGGCCTCGCTGCGCAATGAGTGCATCCAGCTGGGTCAAGGCCTCGCGCTGCACGGTGATGGGCTGTGCAGCCAGCCCGCCGGTTTCCTTCGCTTGCTGGGCCAGCGCCTTGATGCCGGCCTGGTACGGCGTGCCGGCGGTGGCCGACATGGCGCGGTCGATGTACTCGGGCGCCAGTGAGGTGCCGCGGTCGGCCATGGCCTGGAATGTCGTGAACTCGGCCTCGGCCACCTTCAGCCGGCGCTCGGCTTCGCGCTGCACCCGTTGAGCGCGCAGTTCATCCTGCTGGTCCATGCGCAGGCGATAGGCCTCGGCTCGGTCGTTCAGCGTGGCGCGTTTCTGCGGGTCGATGTCGGGCAGCTCGTTCACCATCTTCTGCGCGGCATCGAGTGCCTTGCGGTTCTCCCGGCCGGCGCTGATGGCCTCGTATCCGGTGGTGAACTGGACTTGCTCCTTCCAGCCCTGTTTCAGCTTGGCCAGCTGCTCGGGGTTGTAGTTGCTGAAGGGCCCCAGCTGATCGATGGTCTGCATCGCCTGCAGTTCTGCGCCGCCTGGGTCCACCTTGAACTGGCGCTGCAGGTACTCGAGCGACTGCCCGATGCCGGCGGTGATGTCCTGCTTGTCGCGCTGCTCGCGGGCCTTGCGCACACCGTTGCCAAGACGCAGGCCCATGCCCTCCAGGCTCTTGCGCGCGATGTCCTTGGCCTGGTCTCGGAAGCCGGGAAGCGCCTCGCCCACGATCTTGCCGGAGCGCTCATTCCAAGCCTGATCGGCGCTGTCCTTCGGGATGGTGCCCTGCTGGATGCCGGTGGCCACCTCGTCGTGCGCATCGCGCAGCTGGTCCTCGGTCTGCTGAAGGCGCAGCATGTCCTGCTGGCGGGCTGCGGCTTCGGCCAGCTGCTCGGCCTTGCGGCGCTCCTCGTCTTGATAGCGCGTCTGGTCGGCCATCATCGAGGTGGCGGCCTGGGTGCCGACCTGGCCCAGCTGCTCGAGCGCGCGGCCTGATGCGACGCCAGCCTCTGCGCCGCCGCGGCCAAAGCTCACATTGCCGGGGCGGACTCGCGCGCCGTTTGTGGTGGGGATGAGTGCCATGCGTTAAGTCCTCGGTACGTTGCGGCGCTCGACCGGGGCCGGCGCCTGAGTGCCGCTCCAGCCCGGGCCGTTGGAGCGGAAGCCGCTGGCTCGCAGGCCTTGGGATCCGGCAGACAGCAGCGACGACACGGCGCCGAAGTAGCTGGCGGTCCTGGCGTCGCGCCCGGCCCGTCGCGTGCGGTCGGCCTGGTTCGTCAGGCCGCGGGCCGAGCGTTCGCCGTTGAGGATGGCCATGGCCGCGTCGGTCTCGGTGTCCTGCAGCACCTGGCGCTCGGCATCGAGTGCAGAGCCCTCGCCCACCTTCACGCCGGCCGATACGATGCCGGCCAGCGTCTCGCCTCGCGCGCGCTCACCGGCCCGGCGGATGGCCTTGGCGTCTGCCAGCGCGTTGTCCTGCTCGACGCGCGCCTGGTACTCCATCAAGGCAGCGTCTTCATTGGCCCCGCGCTGCGCGGCTTTGCCTTGCTGCAGCTGCCCAGCCACCGACATGGTGGTGCCGGCAGCGAGCAGGACGGTCATCGGGTCACACATGGCGCCTCCAATCGAATAGGAAGAACTCCTGCCCAGGGCCGCAGGGGTCAGAGTTGACGGTGAATCCGAGCCAGCGAACGAAGCGCAGAGCCCGCGCATTGCGCCTGTGCACCATGTTGCAGAGCATGCGGAACTCGTGCTGCCAATCGCTGACCACGGCGCGCGAGATCAGCGCCATCTGGCGGGCTGGCACCTCGGGCAAGGTCTTGGTGCAGAGCATCCACGGAATGCCGGCCGTGGCTTCGCTGGGATGGCGCACGCAGCCGAACAAGCACACCAGCCGGCCATGCCAGCGCAGGGCCTGCAGCGGTGCATTGCTCAGCGCCTGGTGCAGATCGGTGCCGGCGGCGGCAAGCTCTGCCGCGTCGTCGGGATGCAACTGCTCGGCCAGTTCATCGATGGCGCTGTCGTCGGCGAAGTCGATGGTCAGCATGTCAGCCGCTCACGCTGTGCTGGCGGCCGACGGAGAGGACATGCATCGGCAGCGGATCCTCCTGATACACCGTCACCTCGGAGTCGCCGCGCTCCCAGCCCAGCAGCGAGATGTCCACCAGGCCGGTGAAGGGGATCGGCGACTCGTCCAGCACGCCAGGGCCGAAGCGACGGAACGGCACGCGTTCCTTGTTGCCCTGGTTGTTCTGGACCACGGCGCCGATGGTGTCGAGAAACCGCATCATCACCTTGCCGGTGCGCGCCGGCTGGCCCTGGGCGCTGCCGAAGCCGGTCTGCACCTCAGGCGTGAGCAGCGTGCCCGAGCTGCTGAAGTGCAGACCGATCAGCACACGCTTGCCGGGCCGGCTGATGGTGACACTGCCGCCGCCCGAAACCACAGCGGTGGGCATCTTCGCGCCGTCTGCCACGATGTCGACCGTCTTGCCGGCCAGGTGCGGCACGCTGAAGGTGGTCGCACCGACCGGGTTGTCGAACACCACGCCGCAGTCGACCGTGATGCCATAGACAGCGCGATCCTCCACGCCATCGGGCAGAGGGCTATCCGGATGCCAAGGCTCCCATGTGTCGTCGAAGGCCTCCAGATAGCGCTTGCTGGAGCGGCGCACGATGGCCCACAGCTGCTCACGGTCGCCGGAAGGGATCGAAGACACGCACTCGACAAAGCCATCCGTGTCGTGCAAGGACCATGCGATCACGCTCGGCTGCTGGTCGCGGTCGATGGTGCAGGACAGGAACTTGCCATCAGCGCGCGCGGCCCACAGCAGTTGCTCGGCCTCCTGCGCATAGGTCATCGAGGTGACACCCGAGGCAGTGATGTGCTCGGCCAGCGCGGTGATGTCGGGCGCGGTGTAGGCGTCTTCGGAGTATCTGAACGCGAAGGCGCGCACCTTGCGGCCGGCACGCTGCACGAACATCGTTTCTTTGTTCACCTGGGCCGGTCGCACTCGGGCGGCACCGTGGTTGCTCTCCGGCTTGACGCGCACGTTCGTCGGCGTGATCGGCTTCTCGACACCGCCGCGCATGCTGAACTCGCCCGACTCGGTGAGCACCGCCAGTTCGCTGGTGGCCGAGGTGACGTAGCGGATCGGTGTCGCGTCGTCGCTGTCGATGGTGAAGGCGAAGGCGTCGCTATCGGCCGTGCCGAGCTCGAAGTCCAGCAACTCAGCGATGCGCGAACCCCAGACGGTGCGCGGGAACTTGGTATTGCCGGCGGCAATCAGGCGCTGCTGGTGAACGGTGCCGGTGCGCGGGTAGCCGTAGATCGGGCCCCACACGGAAGGCTCCAAGCTCCAGGCCAGCGCCGGCGCGGCGACGGTGGCCGACAGCTCGCGCAGGATCTTGGCATTGACGACGGTCGCGCTGGTGTACCCGGTGATCTTGCACAGGCCGGCATTGATGCGGACGATGGCGCCCACATCGGTGGCCCGCCAGCCGGCCGCGCCCAGTGTCAGCGTGATGGTGGCGCCGACCGGGTCTTTCGCGCTGGGCGTGCACGTCGTCTGGGGGCTGCTGTCCACCGTCCAGTTGCTGGCCGGCAGCGACACGCTCGGGAAGGCCCGGGTGATCTCGACCGTCACCACCGTGGTGCTGGTGTAGCCGGTGATCACCGCGATGCCCGAGTCATAGGTGACGGCTCGGCCGACGTCTGAGGCCAGGAATGTGGCGCTGAACGCGGTCAGAGTGCGCCCTGCTCCTACCGTGGCCAGGGACAGCGTGCCGAAGGGTGAAGCCACAAAGCCAATCTCTGCGAACGGCTCCTGCGTGAACGCGGCCTGCGTCAGAACCCAGGTGCTGGTGCCCAGGCGCTGCAGGCGATAGATCGGCCAGAGCGGATGAAACAGCCACAGCGTCGAGTCCGATTGCGCCCAGTCCAAGTCGGGCAGCGTGGACGATGAGTAGGGCGTGGTCAGCTCAATGCCGGTGTATGTGCGGTCTGAGTTGTAGATGCGCACCTTGCCCTCGCCGAACTCCAGCATCCAGGCCTTGCTCGCACCCTCGACGAAGGGCACCAGGATCGAGTTGCTGGCAAAGTCGGACAGCGCAGCAGCCACCAGCAGCGAGCCGGCGCGGCGCTTGAACCCGCCATGAATGACCGGGTGAGCATTGCGGCAGCGCTTCAGGCCCGAGGCATAGCGGTCCATGTCCGTGCGGCCCAGCACGCGCGGGGACAGCTCGCCGGCCGTGAACGAGGTTTGCGAGAGCGTGATGCGCGGCATGTCAGTAGTTCCCGCTGTAGCCGATGTGACGGGCGGCCAGCAGCGGCGACTCGTCGAAGGCCTCGGGCTCATCCTCCTGGCCGTCGACGGCGCGGACCTCGCGCAGCAGCTGCACCAGCACCCGGTCGATCAACTCCTCCAGGCTGACGCTCTGCGTGATCGGGTAGGCGAACAGCGAGCGCATCACCATGGTCATCGCCCAGACCAGCATCGAGTCCCAGGTCGCCGGGTTCTCGTTGCGGAAGACATAGCGCAGCTTGCACACCCGCTCGTTCATGACGATCTTGCGGCCCTCGATCTTGTAGCTGGGGCGGTCGCCGATCTCGCCCACCGACAGCGTGCGCAGCCAGTCGCTGGGCAGGGTGAAGGCGTAATTGAAGTCGAAGGCCGGGGCGACCTCATCAGGCGACAGCACCACGCGCTTGATGGCGCAGTTCCAGGGGTGCCGGCGCAGCACATGGTCGCGCGCGCTGGGCCAGAGATTGGATGCCAGCTTGGCCTTGTCGGTGTCCTCGTCGAAGTCCGCGATGGGGTTGTCGCCGAGGAGCAGCAGCGCGTTGCTGCAGATCGAAACCGGGGTGGCTGACATCGTTCAGGCTCCAAATGAAAAACGGGGACCGCAAGGCCCCCGCTTGGGTTTGCCGGCCGGGGTGGCCAGCCGTTGCGACGCTCAGGGCGTGGCGGCCAGGTAGTGGATCTCCAGCTCGGCCTGCGCGTTGTCGGTCGGGTTCGCGGCCAGCAGGGTGGCGTAGATCTCGACGTCTTCGACCGTGGTGTAAGCCACGCCCGCAGCGAACAGCGAACCGCCGTCCAGTTCCTTTACGCCGGCAGCAGCCACGTCCAGCGATGCGGCCAGGCCGTCAACGTCCACCACCGCGAGGGTGTCAGCGTTGCGGATGCCCACATGCATGGTGGTCGAGGCGCCGAAGATGCCGTGAGACAGCCTGCCACTGCGCAAGATGCGCGAGCCCTTGGGGATGCGAATGCCGGTGCCCCAGGTGTCGTTCTGCGCCCAGGCTGCGACGGCTGGCGTGGTGGCAACCTGCACCGAGATCTTGCCGTGATCGCAGGGTTGCGCCTTGACCTTGGGGGTCGATGCCAGGGAGGTTTTCTGGCGGCTGTTAAATTCCGCCATACCCAGGACAGCACCGCTTTTCACCATGTAGGCGAACAGCGCATCGTGCGCCTTCTCCGCGGCGGCGACCACGAAGGTGCGCGCCGTTTCGACGACAGGGGCCGCCACAGCAGCGACGGCGGTGCACGCCATCGCAGCCAGGGCCAGCAAAGAGGTCAGAACTTTCTTCATGTCATTCTCCAAAGTGGTTGGGGGGCCGTCGATCAGACGTTCGTGGCGAAGTCGATCTGCACGACCTTCTTCTCGTCCTGGCGGGTGGCGCCAAGCGACAGCACGCCATAGGCTTCCATCGGGTTGCCGCGCTTGGCCTTGTTCTCCGACACGTCGGTTTTGATGTCGATGCCGGTGCCGTAGTGCACGGCGGTGCTCGACCAGGCGACGGTGGTGGCCACGTTGGCGCTGGGCACGTCCAGATCCTCGTAGGGGATCCATTCGAAGCCGCACCAGTTCGTGACCTCACCGCTCTCCAACATGCGCACGGCCAGGAAGTCGGCGCTGGTCAGCGTGGTGTCGCTGAGGATCTGGCGCGCGGCATTGCTGTCGTAGGCCATGAACAGCTTGGTGCCCGGCTCGTAGCGTGCATCCGCCTTGTTCTTGCGGAACAGCGTCTTGGCCTGGATCACCTTGGCCTTCGTCAGGCCCGTGCCGCCAGCGGCGATCTGCTGGGCCACCGGCAGGGTCGTGCTGGTGACGGCGCCGCCTTCGGCCGAGCGGGTCAGCGAGCCATCGAGCAGAGCGCGATAGATCGTCTTGTCCTTGCGGCGCATGGCGGCGGCCAGTAGCAGCTCGACGTATTTGTACGTCGGGTCGGCAACCAGCTTGGCCAGGTCGAACTTGTCGACCACGTAGGGGCCGGCGTCGTAATCGGCCATGTACGCGATGCGCGTGCTGTGGTCGATGTCCTGGGCGCTCTTGTCCTGATAGCGGCCGGTGACCTCGCGCATCTCCGAGCTGCCGATGTTGTTCACCGTGAAGCTGGAGCCGTCGATCATGCCGCGGTTGACGATGGTCGCAGCGAAGAAGGATTCCTTCTGCTGCAGCGCGTGGATGTAGGCGTTGTGGAACTGCTGCCGGAAGGCAGTGGTGATGCTTGCGGAAGTGGACATGTGAAACCTCGTCTGGAGATGTCACGCCGTGGTGTTCGCGGGTGTCCTACTCGGGCCGCTGTGTCGGCCGCATCGCTTGGCGTTACGCGTGCAGCCGGGCATCTGTCCCGGTGTCCGGCTGCCAGGCCGGGCGGGTTGGCGTGAATGTCGCGCCACCCCCCGGACGGAATCCCGTCTACTGCCCTGCGAACTTCTTGTCGTAGAGCGACTTGACCTTGGCCACCACGACCTTGTGCTCGGGGTGTTTCTGGTCGAGATAGGCGGGACTCCTCTCCAGTACCTCCAGCGACTCAGCCTCGACCGTGTTCAATCCCTGCGGTGGCGCGTCCTCGCCCAGTTCCTTGCCGACGCGTGCCATCAAGCGGATGAAGTCCGGGTCGTTGCCGAACTTCTTGTCGATGCGCTCGGCGTGGTCCTTGTCCTCGGCGAAGGCCTGGGCGCCGCGGAAGCTGGCGGTCAGGCCCTGCTCCATCTGCTGCGGCGTCTGCCACACCTTGCCCAGCTCGGCCTCTGCGACGCCCGGGTCGTTGCGCTGCTGCTCAGCCAGCAGCATGCGCTGCTGAAACTCGCTGATGGCATAGGACACCTGGGCATTGTTCAGGCCCTTGGCGTGCGCCCCCTTCAGGAAGCCAGCGAACAGCGGGTCAGTCTTCAGCGCCTCCATCGTGATGCCGGCGGGCAGCTCGGGCGCGTACTCGTCGGCCGTCTTCGGGGGCGCTTCACCAGAGCCCAGACGCTGCGCCAGCGAGGTGTAGCCCTGCGCCTGCTTCAGCGCCGACGCTTCCCAGTTCGTCGTGCCGTCCTCGTTCTTGACGATGTACTTGTCGGGGATGGCTGCGGGTGGAGCGTCGCCAGCTGGTGCAGGCGGTGCTGCAGGTGGAGATCCAGCTGGTGCAGGTGCGGCGCCGCGAGCCATGAGGCTGCCAGGTGCCGGAGCTGGTGCAGCTGGTGGAGGGTTCGCAGGCGCGGGACTTGGTGCAGGAGCGCCGGGAACAGGTGCGGGTGCTGGGGCCGCGGGCGCTGCAGGGGCAGGAGCCGGCGCAGGGCCTGCTGCAGACGGGTCACCGTCCGGGCTGCGATATTGAGGTGCGCGAACATACATTGCTGTTTCCTTGTGCCGGCCAGGTCACAAGAGCGCGCGCCGGGCCGTGCAGCGATGCGCGCCCTGGGTGTTCTTCAGGTCGGCCGCTCGGCCTTGGCGATCTGCGCGTGGATGTGCTCGATCACCGCTTTGGCGCCGCAGTTGTAGGCGGTGGTGTCGGGCTGGCCGGCGATGAATGGGGCGCCGCCGAACAGCTGCGTCAGGTCATCGAGCACAGCCTGGCCATCGCCGAACAGCTCGAAGGCGCTCAGGTATTGGTCGGGGGTGGCTGACATAGGTCCATGTACACCGGCAGGGGCTGGGGAACTACGCGACGAGCAGCACAGGCGCTGTCTCAACGGTGACGTTGACTAGCGTGCCAGCTCCGGGCGCATCACCGGCGATGGCGGGGTAGTGACGGACGTTGTTCAGCCGGGTGTTGCCCGCCGCGGCTGGCGCATTCAGACTCACGGGCTGAAAGTTGCTTACGGGGCCAATGGCTTGCACGTCATCCAGTCTTACCTTCAGGCCACCACTTTGGGTTCCATACCCATAGCAGAATCCCGC